AGAACAATCAATGACGAGATAGTCTGGAAACCACTCCGTAACAAGGTGGTGAAATATGACCCATTTCTGAGTGTTGACTTGGGTAAATATAAGAGTATCATTAAACATCAATATGTCTGATAAACTAAAAGAACTTGAAGAAAGAATTGCTCTACTGGAAAAGCAAATGATCAATGTCAATCGTGAGATTGAATCAGGACCTGTGTCTGACCAATGGGAACAGACAGGAGCAGGCAGTAAACCTGCACCACCAGAGGTAGAACAATGAAATTTTTCGACTCTGAGGTAGTCAAAGAAGAATTAACTAGAATGCAAGATCTCTACCTTGAGATCAATAAGATGGGGTTAATGCTTTCCGTTCCTCAGAAAAGAGAACAGTTAGATAAGATGATTGAATTGATTAATGTTCAACAAACCATGTACATGCGTGTTACATTGTCTGACGATCCGCAAGCAAAACAACTTGTCAAACAAGTCAGAGAAGCAGCAAGTATGCTTGGAATGTCACCGAATGACATTAATCCAAAATTTTATGATACACTTAGAGACAATATACAGGAAATGATCGACCAATTACCTACATAATCACATGCCCTTATTACTAATCGTCTTGGGTAGCAGCTCTATTGGTGTTGCACTTGCCCTTTATATAATTCGTAAATACGACCCACATAATTAATGAAATTAACTCAAGAAATGATTGACGAGATCCAAGAGTTGATGAACCACACTAAGAAAGACGGTTCAATCAACTGGGTCGATGGTGAAGATATTGAAATAAATTTAGCAGGTACATTTGCTGCCGATAGATTTATTGTCATTAAGAATGCATCAAAGAAACCTTGGGAACCATCTGTTAACAGTAGTCATCATCCTGACTATGATCCCAAGATTGCCGAAGAATTTTACAAGAAGTGGCCTAAACTCAAAGAACCACCTTACGCACAAGAAAAATGAGACTAGCAGTACTATGTTCTGGAAATGGTAGTAATTTTGAGAACATTGTGCGAACGTGTAAAAGTGACGAAGTTGTGTTAATGATCCACAACAAAGAGAAGTGCGGAGCAGCAAAACGTGCAGACAAACTCGGTGTACCTCACTCTTACATAGAATCAACAGACGAAATAAACATAATTCGTCTTATTCAAGCATGGAATGTAGACCTGATCATACTCGCAGGTTGGATGAGAATTGTTACAAAAGATTTCATAAATGCGTTTCGTGGGCGAATTATTAACGTTCACCCCTCTTTGTTGCCTAAGTATAAGGGGTTACATGCGGTAGAACAAGCACTAGAATCAGGTGATGCGTTCACTGGTGCTACTGTGCATTACGTTACCGAAGAACTCGATGGTGGTCAAATCATCATCCAGTCAAAAGTTCCTATATTACACAATGACAATGTTAAATCACTTACTAAAGCGATTCAGAGGTGCGAATACGCTATCCTTCCAGAGGCAATTAAACATGTTAAGTCAGAACTACAGAAACCGAATAGTGGATATATGTTGCAGGATGATATCTACGGATGGGACGGTAGAATTAAGCGAAAGGATTTGGATGAACAAGTTGTGCACCAAAAATAAATCTGCATCATCACTAGCAGGTTCTTTATTATGTCCAGATTATATGCCACATGACTATGAAATCTAACCTGTGGGAAAACTACAGGAATGCATTATGGGAAACATTTCCTGATTTTGAAAAAACAACACCTCTTTGGGCAGATTGGAAAGGTAAGAGAGGTACAAATCTAACAGCAACGGTATATACACATGAGCACTTTATCAAAGCGAGGGAAGTTGACATCTGGGACGATACTTCTTCTATCTACAATAACATTCTTTACCCTAAAACTGGGAGTAACCTTCCCTGTTTTGGTATGGATCTTATGGGATTTAGCGAAAGTAAGGTAATTATTGTTTTTGACTTTCAACATCCAGTAGAAAAATACGTGTATGAGGTAGAATCTCTACCATACGCAGAAAAAGAATATAGGTTCTTTGAGATGGGTAATCATTTCTCGAAGAACATTTACGTCAGATATTGTAAAGCAGAAGAGGTAGATGATTATCTACCAATGTTTAAGACATATCTGTTGTGGTATAAGCATATCATAGATCAAGCACAACCGAGTGGGTTGGATGCACAAGAAACATATAAGGATTTTGATGCCTATATGACACGGTTAGATCCTGTCGGAGGGTATTTGTCAGGAAAGTTTGGCAAAGAGAAAGCAGAGGGGCTTGTCAATTCTTTCTTGTTCTGCTACAATAAATAGTATGCCACCGACGGGTGGTTGTGGGAGTGACTGAATAAACTTACTGGCATTTTGCTAGTTAAGGTGATACGTCAGAGGTGGTGCTCGCTGTCGCAAGGCAGAACTACTCAACCAAGTAGGACGTAGGCAGATAGGTCTTTCTAACTGTAGAAATGCCCCTATCTTGTTGGTATACAGGAATCCAACCTCCCTTTTAATACACATAGTACACAAAATACGGAGAATACGAATGTCTTTTGCTTCACTTAAGAAGTCTTCTTTCCAAGACTTACTTGCCAAGGCAGATAACCTCAATAAATCTGAGGCTAAAGGTCCTGATGAGCGTCTCTGGAAACCAGAAGTAGACAAAGCAGGAAATGGTTACGCTGTAATCAGATTTCTACCTGCACCCAATGGGGAAGACCTCCCATGGGCACAAGTATGGACACATGCCTTCCAAGGTCCAGGTGGATGGTATATTGAAAACTCTTTAACAACTTTAGGCAAAAAGGATCCTGTTTCTGACTTGAACAGGGAACTCTGGAATTCTGGTGGTGAAAACTCACCTCAACGTGCACAAGCACGTAATCAGAAACGTAAGTTAAACTATTACAGCAACATCTATGTTGTCAAAGATAGTGCAAATCCTTCTAACGAAGGAAAAGTGTTCCTTTACCGTTATGGTAAAAAGATCTTTGATAAGGTCATGGAATCAATGCAACCCGCATTTGAGGATGAAACACCAGTAAACCCATTCGATCTTTGGAAGGGTGCTGACTTCAAACTTAAGATCACGAAGGTTGCAGGTTTCTGGAACTACGACAAATCTGAGTTCGATGCTCCATCAACACTCGGAGACCTTGATGACAAGGCACTTGAAGGTATTTGGAAGCAAGAACACAGTCTCGCTGCATTTACTGCTGATGATCAGTTCAAGTCTTATGATGAACTTAAGGAACGTCTGGAGAGAACTCTCAAAGGTAATTACTCTGCTAATGTAGAGGAAGAACAGTTTGAAGAGGAAACAACTCCAGAACCCATAGCCGTTAAAGACGGTGTAGTTCAAGGTGGTCAACACCGAACTGCATCTGCGGAAGATGATACACTATCTTACTTTGCTAAACTAGCACAAGAAGATTAGTTGATATAAAACTAAAAGACCCCTTCGGGGGTCTTTTTTTTACATTGTTACAGAGAATGCACTATTTGCGACTGATACTATATCTTTAGTTCTAACTCTACGTTTATAAACCTCTACAAATTGTTCAATCATACTAGGTCTTATAACTTGTATTCTTTCTTTTTTTGAATTTAATTGCTCTTCAAACTGATAGTTTGTTATTGAAACTGTTGGATTAGCGGTAACAGTTGTAGTGCCATTAAAATAACTTACAGAATAATTTTGGGGTACAACTTTACCTGCAGGTACAATTATATTGTTTCCTTGTTTTACCTCTGTGGTAATGTAATGTTTAGTTGCCTGTGGGTTATCATACTTAGATTCTACATACTCTGCTAATTGTCTACTTGATCGTGGCCATTGTTCATAGTAATTGATAATGTCATTTGCAATAAAGAGTGTCCACGAATAAAAAGGATTTTGGTAGATTCTATTGGCAATAACTTCTGGTTTCTCTCCATTGTTTACTATAAACTCATCAAAAATAGTAACAGAAGTTTTGAACTCTTTTAAAATTTCTGCTCTTCTAAAAATATTTTTAACTGATAGAAGTTTAACGTCAACAGGAGACGATTGTACGTTATAGTATAAATTTGGTAATGCTTTAAATAACATGATTATAA